TAAATATGGTACTAACCCAGCGGGTAATCCAGATTTCACAGGTTCATCTTTATTTGGTAATGGTGGAACTTTTGGTAAAGATTCACAATCTCCAGCAGGAAACAAATTAGGTTCTACTCAAGCTACTGAAGGTGGTTTGTACGGAGCAGGTAGATTTGGATACACAATCAATAACGCAACTTCTGCATCAAACGCAACTGTTGCATCAGCATCTTTAGCAGATATTGATTATGATTTATCAAACTCAACTGTTTCTGCATCTTACGCAGCTAACACTTTGAAAAAAGTAACAATTGCATTACCTGGTGATGCTGATTTTAATGGTATTAGAGCTTTTGAATTGGCATTGTCTTCTTCAACTTCTGCTTATACAATGTTCCCTCAGTACACTACTAAGAATGGTAACAACATTGAATTCGTTTCAACTGTAACTGGTACAGGTTCTGCAGGTTCTAACTTCTCAACTTTGTACTACCACGTACAACCTACATCTACTTCAAGAGGTGATTTTGAAGATAGAGGTAACAACTTAGCAATCCCAGAAATCGAATTAGAATTGAAATCTGAACCAATTGTTGCTAAGACAAGAAAATTAAAAGCTATTTGGACTCCAGAATTAGCTCAAGACTTAAACGCTTACCATAGTGTAGACGCTGAAGCTGAGTTAACTCAAATGTTGTCTGAGTACATCTCTTTAGAAATCGACTTAGAAATCTTAGAAATGTTACAACAAAATGCTTTCACAACTGACTACTGGTCTTCTAAAGTAGGATATGACTGGAATGGTAATGGCTTCTCAATTGACGCTAACGCTGCTGCAGCATCTGCTTACACTAAGAGTACTTGGTATCAAACTTTAGGTATCAAATTACAAAAGGTATCTAACAAAATTCATCAATTGACAATGAGAGGTGGTGCAAACTTTATCGTTTGTTCTCCTAATGTTGCTACAATTTTAGAATCAATGAATGGTTTCTCTGCAAATCCTGGTAAAGACGCTTTACAATTTGCTGCAGGTGTTTCTAACATCGGTTCTATCTCTAACAGATATGATGTTTACAAAAACCCATATATGACTGAGAATGTAATCTTATTAGGTTTCAAAGGTTCTAACTTCTTCGAAACAGGAGCAGTTTACGCACCATATGTACCATTGATTATGACTCCATTAGTTTATGACCCAACTAACTTCACTCCAAGAAGAGGTGTTATGACTAGATACGCTAAGAAAATCGTAAGACCAGAGTTCTACGGTAAGATTATCGTTGATGGTTTAGAAACTCTTTAATCTTTGAGTAGATTAGATAAGTAATAAACTTACAATAAAAAGAAAGAGGGGACAGAAATGTCTCCTCTTTTTTTATTCTTATATTTATAGTAGTAAAACTATAACTTTTTTATATATGTCTGCAAACACTTACTGGTCAGGTTCTCCATCTGGTTCATTTATTTCAGGCTCATCTACTCCATTTGGTATATATGATTCCGATAATGAATTTGTTAGAGACGCACCAAAAACAGCTACATGGGTAGCAAAACGATTGGGATATCCAATTGTAAATATTGAATTAGATAACGAACAAATATTTACTTGTTTTGAAGAATCCACATCGGAATATTCTGCACAAGTAAATCAATTTAATATTCGTAATAATCTTGACATTTTAAGAGGCCAGAAAAAACAAGCATTTGGTGGCAGAAGTAATTATTCTCAAACATTAGTAGATGGTTCATATTTACCAACCACAATTCGTATGTCCCAACAATATGGTACATTAGCCGGTGTTGGTGGTTCAACTTCAATTAAAAAAGCATATATAAATTTAACAACAAATGTTCAAATATATGATTTAATGAATCAGGCAATTGATGTTGAAACTGGTAAAAATTTTAATCTAATATTTAGTGGTTCCTCTACAATCGATGTAACTAAAGTATTTTATGAAGCAACACCCGCAATTGCTCGTTTCTTTGACCCATATTCAGTAGGTGCACAGGGTACATTGAATTTAATGTCAGAATTAGGCTTTGGACAATTTTCACCCGCAGCACAATTTTTAATGATGCCTTTATATGAAGATGTATTAAGAATGCAACAAATTGAATTTAATGACCATATTAGAAAATCTACATTTAGTTTCAATATAGTAGATAATAAATTAGAAATATTTCCAATACCAACAGGAGTTTTAAATAAAGTTTATTTTGAATATATGAGTAGAGATGAATTTGAACACGATTCTCAAACGATTCAACCAGATTCACTTTCGGATTATTCAGATATTCCATATAACTTTATTCAGTATTCAAATATAAATGATGTTGGTAAACAATGGATTAGAAAATATACATTAGCACTTTCAAAAGAATTATTAGGTGCAATTAGAGAAAAATATTCAACAGTTCCAATTCCAGATGGTGAAGTAAGTTTAGATGGTGCAGCATTGAGAGCAGAAGCACAAGTTGAAAAAGATGAATTGGTAAAGCAATTGAGAGAAAATTTAGAGGAGATGAGTAGAAAGAATGTGATGGAAAATAAAACACACGAATCTAATCACCACCAAGAAATGTTAAGAAAAGTTCCTTTAAAATTATATGTAGGATAATATGCCAAAATTTTTACAAACTAGAGACATTGAATTTTTTAAAAATGTGGCTAGAGAATTAGTAGATGATGTTGTACAAAATACAATTGTTTTATTCAAAATTAATGTGAATGAAACAAAGGTAAATATCTATGGTGAGTCTTTAAATAAAACTTGGTATCCGGGTGTTGAAGTATTTGCATTAATTAACAAAGACCCCGAATCTGCTCGTTATGAGGGATTTGGTTTAGATACAGACCAAAATATAACATTCAAATTAGATAGATGGATGTTAGAAGAAAAAGGAATATATCCAGAAGTTGGAGATATAATAAACTTTAACGAAGGATATTTTGAAATTGATAATACAAATGAAATACAATTAGTAGGTGGCCAACCTTATAATAATTTTAGTGTTGTATGTTCTACATTTATGGTAAGTAAATCTAATTTAAACATAGAAGAAAGAATAAAATAAAATGTCTACAAACCCACTAAGAGCAAATTTAAATAGAGCAAAACAAATTAAATCCCAAAAAGGAGATTTAAAACAAAGTGTATCCCTCTTTGATATTGACTATGCAATTATGTCATATTTAGAAGATACAGTTTTGCCTGAATTAGATGATAATGGTAAAGCATTAAAAATTCCTGTTATCTATGGTAATTCGGAAAGATGGAATGGTGCAAGAAGACAAGGAGTTTATAGAGATACGCATGGTAAATTACAATTACCTTTAATGATGTTGAGGAGAACAAGTGTTGCAAAAAATGAATCAATGCCAATGTTAAATCGACATGTATCATATCAGGGAGTTACAAAATATTCAAAAGACAATAGATACGATAGATTTACTCTTTTAGGAAATGTAGTGGCACCCAAATATGAAATTTATAATATAACAATGCCAGACTATGTAGAAATAAATTACGAATGTATGGGTTGGACAAATTATACAGAACATCTTAATACTGTAATTGAGTCATTGACATTTGCATCCGATGAATATTGGGGAGACAAACAAAAATTTAAATTTAGTACAGTAATTTCTGACTATAATGTAGTAAATGAAGTTGGTGAAGGAACTGAAAGAATTAATAGAGTTGAATTTACTTTAAATGTTAAAGCATATTTACTTCCTGAAAAATTTGACGGAGAAAACACTATTAAAAAATCAATGTCAATTAAAAGAGTAGTGGTTGCAACTGAAACCGATGTAACTGGAAATGGTAGATTAGAAGGAATGTTGACCACACCATCACCATATTATGACAACAAAGATTTAATTGACTTCTTATCTTTAAATAATAGTAAAGTAGTAGATGGTGGAATTAATAGTGCAACATTCCCAGGAGTAAAATTAATACAAGCACCTGCACAATTAGCCGGAGTGATTACTTCCGGATTGACCTATGATGGAAAATCTTACGATATTAAATTATATATAAATGGTGTTAGGTATTATCAAACATCATCACATTTTGCAGTAACATCATATACAAACAATACATTAACATTAACATTATCTCCTGGATTTCCAGTAGATAGTGATGATGAAATTACTATTACAGGTAAATTTATTGACATTGTATAATGAAAAGAAGTTTATTAGATATAACACAAAAAATCAGTAGAAATCCTGGTAAAACAAATCTAACTCCAAAGGATTTAACAAATTCTACTTATTCAATTTGGGAAGCTACTGGTTGGAGATTTGTAGATATATTAAGAGAAATCCAATATAGAACTACACAAGATAGATTAAAAATTTATATCAACACACAGAGTATAAGTCCAATAGATTATATAGTCGAAGATAGTGGAAATGGTTTATTGATTAAATTTATAAAAAATAATTTTGAATATCAATTAGATGCACAAGATTATATTCAAATTGAAGGAGATATAGAACAATATGCTTAATAGATTTAATTCAAATACACGACAATTAAATAGAATAGTTAAAAAATATAACTTAA